GAGTGGTTGGAGGATCTTAAAGGATTTGCTAGAAATTGGACAATTGCCGCATCATGCAAAAATGTGGACCGAGTTCTCGGAGTTTTATCATTGTGTGTTTCCCTCGGACTGTGCCAGGCCGCCGACATTGTACCTACTGTTGGTGGCTTGGAATTATTCACACTTCCACGCTTGAAAGAAAAGCCAACAGTGTTCCAGCTCGTTGATGTAGCCCTTGATCTAGCCGTTCACTTTATAGAAGGTGGCTATTTGTGCTTCAAAACTGGTAGCCTGAAACCGCTGATTGATGGCGATCCCGAGTACACTGCGTTTACGAAAAATTACCAGACGTGCGTGCAATGTTCATCTTTGCATGCAAATGGCAACTTGTCTGTCGTTATGATGGATGAGAATTCTTATGATAAGTTGCTACAGACCACTATCGAGGCTGCAGAAAACCTCAAAAGAAGAAATAGTGATCGCACCATGGCTGGAATTTTAACGCGGCAATTGGAGAAATTACTTTTATGGCAAGCCGATTTTCGTACCACGTCCTCAGGGGGTGGGTCACGCGTAGCGCCTTACACGTTAGGTCTTTATGGAACTTCTGCTGTAGGTAAGTCCACCTTGTGTCCCATTCTCATCGCTTTTATATTGAAGTCGAATGGATTTGATTCGTCCGACAACATGACGTTGGTTTTGAACGAAAAAGATGCGTTTTGGTCAGGAATGAAATCGTACATTAATGCCATTATCCTTGATGACATGGGTAACACCAATGCAAATTTTGTGCAGACGCCTCCCACCGAACTTGTTCTTGCTGTGAATAACAATGTGAAGAACACCGCGAATATGGCTGATCTATCTCAGAAAGGCAAGGTTGAAATTAAACCCAAAGTGTTCATCATCACCAAGAATGTGAAGGATGGTGGTGCTAGCATCTACTCGAACAATCCGCTCTCTATTACGAGACGCGAGAATGTCACGATCACTGTGACAGTACGAGAGATTGTCAGCACGAATGGTATGCTTGATCCGGAAAAGATCGAGAAACTCTATCCTGATGGAACACCCATGATCCCAGATTTGTGGGAATTCAAGGTTGAAACTTCGTATCAAAATCTCACCGCTTGCGGGATTGACAATGGGATCGGCTGGAAAGCTGTGGAATTCCAAGGTCAACCAATGGAGAAAGTTAGATTGTACACACTCCTAGCATATTTGAAACATGCAAGTAAAAAACATTACGCCAACCAGGAACGTGTGGTAAATGCTAGTAAAAACATTGGTGAGAATATGATTTTGTGCAAGGATTGTGGCATGCCATTTGAAGATGTGAATGTCCTTACGGACTGTCCGCATTGCGAATGGCTGCGAACAGAACAGAATCCATACGCTATGCTCGAGGTACAATCAGGGAGCAGCATTTCTGGCTTCCCACTATTTGAGAATCTCACGAAAGAGATGGTGGTGGGTGCTGCGAAGGCTGTCTACAAATCAGGTTATCTACCCTGGAACATGGGTAGACACTTAGCCGGACGCCTCAATGCACATTTGCACGGAACGTGGCGTAAACCAGGTGTGGTAGGTCGATTAGGACTGGATAAGAAGAATATCAAAAAATCCGTCCATCTTGTCGAGAACATTACGACAGATATTCTAATCGATAACTTGCGTGAGTTAGAAAATTCCCCTTGGACTACTTGGACTAACTGGATACCCAGTTATGTCTTGGACAAACCCAAGTACATGGATAAGATTATAAAACACACCAAGAGAACTGACAGCGAATTTTACAACAAGTTGGGAATTTGGTCTTACGACACTGCATTTCCTTTTTTCATTCTCATGCTTGCTGTTTACTTTGTACCATTCCTGTTTGGACCCATGGCCATTTTTCTGACTATCGGAGCTTTCATCGCCCACGCAACACGCCAATCCATTTCATATCGATTATTGCTGGAAGCCTCTAAGAAGAGAATTCGTGACAAAGTGATTAGCGATCATAAGCATGTTCCAAAGCTTATGGCTTCTGTGAGGGATAATTACGCTTCGTATATCATCGGAGCCAGTGCGGCTATTGGTATTCTGTATGTGGCTATTAAGAGTGTAAGATCTATTCGCGCTTTGAAGAGCCAAGGCAACATCGCTCCTACCACAGTTGAAGAGGTGGAAGCCCGCGATGCAGAAGTCAATAAGTGGGTGCCAGTAGAAATTCCCGCGTATAGAGCTCCGGACAAGAGCTCCAATGTTACTTTCGAACAATTGCGCGAGAATGTGAAGGCGAACTTGGTCCATATGGAATTCATTATAGGAAATAATAAGCACTTTTGTGACGCCTTTTTTCCTGGTTCCAATGTTGTCTTGATACCCAATCACATGTGGAATCCGGTTGTTGAAGCACAAATGACATCGATCAAGGTTAAGTTCACCAAACGCACTAAGCGCAATCTTGGGAGCCAGTGGATGAGCATTATTTCACGGGCGCATTCTGTTAGAATACCCTCGACGGATCTTTCCCTCGTGTATGTTCCTAATGCCGGAGACTGGTTGAATTTGTCTGAATATCTACCTTTGGATGGAATACCCAATTCACCTGCGCGCATGTACTATCGCAATGCCGATGGGGACGCTTCCGAGTATAAGTTGTCCGCAGTTAGGGCAGCAGAAATTGATGCACAGGGCGCTGGAACTTATAAAGGAGCCACTTATTCACTACCTATTGATACTTTTAAAGGTATGTGTATGGCCACTGTACTTAGTGACAATGCGAGACCGCAAATTCTTGGTTTCCATTTAGCCGGTGCCACCGGAACTAATCGTGGTGGTCTTGGCATCTTGACACAAGCACAATATAAGGAAGCATGGAAAACCCTCAGTGAACAGACAGGCGTTCTTTTATCAAAGAGTTTGACTCCTTTTGAAGTGGAACAATTTGACGTACAATTCTTCACTGGAACGAATTTACATGAACGTAGTCCTTTTCGCTTTTTGACGAAGGAGAATGAGACTGGACCCCACTTTCGCCCTTTGGGCACTGTGATTGGGGCATCCTCTCCACGAACAGAAGTGCGTACATCACCTTTATCAGATCACATAGCAGAGGTCTGTGGAGTACCCCAGAAGTGGGGGCCACCACAATTCAACAAAGGATTCAAGTGGACTGCTGCCCTTCAAGTGTCATCCCATGCGAGCATAGGCTTTGATGCAGGTGCGGTTATGTATGCGGTTAATTCATATTGGACAAGATTAACGTCCAATCAACTGTTCAAGAGTTATGTGAAGGAGGCCAAACCATTATCGCAGATAGATACCATTAGTGGCCAGGATGGCGTTAAGTACATAGATGCCATTAAGTCCAAGACCGCTATTGGGTTCCCATTGACTGGTCCAAAATCCAATGTCATGGTTGATGCAGTTTCTGAAAAACATCGTTGCCCTAAGGATATCGAACCACGATTTTGGGACGAACTTGAAAGATTACGCAATGCTTACCGCAGAGGTGAACGAACAACACAGATCTTCAAGGCATGCTTTAAAGACGAGGCAGTGAAGTTGGACAAGGATAAAGTCCGTATTTTTCAAGCCTCACCCATCGCTCTAGCGTTGGGAGTGCGCATGTACTTCCTACCGATTTTGAGACTCTTCTCTGTATTCCCACTAGTTAGTGAGTGCGCAGTAGGGATAAATTCGGAAGGACCGGAATGGGATCAATTGCACCGTTATATCACCAAATTTGGGGATGAACGAATTCTCGCTGGTGATTACTCGAAGTATGATCTCCGGATGCCGTCCCAGTTGGTTCTTGCCAGTTTTCGCATTCTTATTGATCTTGCGAAACTCAGCCCTCATTATACTGCTGATGACATCGTTGTGATGGAAGGTCTAGCGTCAGAAATTGCATACGCTTATGTGGCCTTTAACGGTGATTTATACCAAGCACTTAGCGGAAACCCATCTGGGAATTCTGCTACGGTATTCATTAACAGCATGGTGAACAGTCTTTTGTGCCGGATTGCATTGTATTATGTGATCCTGAAAGAGAAGGGTGTCAAAGTGCCGGACTTCAATAAATTTGTGAACCTGATTACTTATGGAGATGATTTTTGCGGTTCTGTTTCTAGCGAGTACCCCGAGTTCAATCATATTTCAATGGCAGCGATCTTGGCCGAATCCAACATTATTCTTACTATGCCGGACAAGACAGCTACGCCCACTCCCTACATGACAATTGAGAGTGTTGATTTCTTGAAACGGAAGTCGCGATTTAATGCCGAACTTGGTCAATTCGTCGGCGTACTCGAAGAGGATTCTATATTTAAATCACTACATTGCCAGATGAAGAGCAAGGACTTAACCCTTCAAAATATCGCCGCCCAGAATATAGATGGAGCCCTTAATTCGTGGTTCTATCACGGTAAAGAAGTATTTGAAATGAGGCGTGCCCAAATGAAGGAAGTGGCTGAACGAGCTGATATTGACCACATGGTCCGCACTTTAAATGTGGATTATGAAACGCGAGTTGTGGATTGGAAGGCGGTGCATGCCCCAACCGATACACCTGGCGACAGTGATTCTGTTGCCCAACTCTAGGCGGGTGGTTCCGTCCGCATTATGCACTTTCTGGATTGTGCGTCTAATCCAGAACTGTACTAGTTTGGGGGCTACTATAAAAGCTCATCCCTCCGCCCGCTGGCACTGCGGGCGCTACGCGAAAAGTGTTATTAATAGGAAAGGTTACCACGTGCTCTTGAACCACGCAGAGCTCGTAGGCATCCCATTAATACTTGTGGTAAAAACGATATCATGTAATCAGTACACGCATGCTATCTAGAAACAAATACTGGAAACAACACAAGATACACACCAAGATACAAATTTACGAACAGAAAATGTCGAATTCGCAGATGCCGTTGATACATGGCATACAGCAATTCCATCAGAACCAGGTGACACATTTTCAATAGGACAACCAGACACTCTCTCTGTCCAGGACTTTTTAGCAAGACCCATCCGTGGTCCCACTTTTCTGTGGGCGGTTGGGAATACTTTTGATGTAACTATTAATCCCTGGAACCAATTCTTTAATAACAAGAGAGTAGTCAACAGAATTTGCAATTACAATTCCATTAGAGCTACGTTACACATGAAATTCGTGATAAACGGATCCAGCTTCAATTACGGAAAAGTACTTGTGTACTACACACCAATGCGTGCCTTTGATCGATTTAGCAACGTACATTACGCTATCGACAGGGAACAGAATCTTATCTCCTTTTCTCAAAGGCCCAACATCATGTTGGATGCCTGCGGTGCTCATGGAGGTACCCTGACCATGCCTTTTATCTATCCTACTGATTCCATATCCATTCCCACAGGAGATTGGGGGAATCTTGGAACTATAGGACTAAAGACTTTTACTCAACTGAAACACGCCAATGGAGGTACTGACCCGATAGAAATACATACTATTATCTGGGCAACTGATGTTACCTTAATTGGCTCTACTTCCCAACCACCTGCAAATTTGGTGGCCCAATCTGGAAGTGAGTATACTGGCATGGTTTCCAGTAAGGCATTGATTATTGAAAAAATGGCTGGGATGCTAGAAAAAGCACCCTATATAGGACCATGGGCAATGGCCACGCAGACCCTTGCTGGACAAGTTGGCGCAGTAGCGCGAATGTTCGGCTTTAGCAGACCAATAGTCCCAGAACAACCTATGAGAATGATCCCGTCTATCTATCCAAATATAGCCAATTCCAATGTGCATGATACCGCCATGAAATTGACGCTAGATGTGAAACAAGAGAATACAGTAGATACTAGAGTCTTAGGATTAGCTGGTGAGGATGAAATGACTATTTCCTCAATAGCTAAGAGACAATCGTACCTCACTCAATTTGGATGGGGCCAAGCGAACGCCACGGATGCACGTTTATTTACTTGCAGGGTTACACCCTTCTTGTATAGCTTATCCGGTTATCCGTCGCCAGACAATTCGGCAATCGTTCAACAGGGGCTTGTCCCAACAGCCATGTGCTTTGCTGCGCTCCCTTTCAACCGGTGGCGAGGAACCATTAAATTCCGGTTTATGATCGTAGCAAGCCCTTACCATCGTGGAAGATTGATGGTGAGATTTGACCCAAGAGCGTTCATTAGTCAAGAACTCAACATTAATGAAACGCTGATTGTTGATATAGAGGACACACATGATTTTGAGGTGTCCGTCGGATGGTCTCAGCCACAGGCATATTGTAATTCGCCTACGCTGACTAACGCAGGTAATGTGTTACCATTCGACACGACCGTGAGATTACTAGCAGATCCGCTAGCAAATGGTTTGATAGAAGTTTCTGTTCTTAGCCGATTAACATCTCCTAGTACAACAGTACCCAATGACATTCGTGTATTGGTATTCGTTTCAGCAGGGGATGATTTTGAGGTTTTGGGACCAGAAGATCACCATTTACAACGCGTGTCGTTCTTTCCACAATCGGGAATGGAAGAAATGAAGGACTGCGAAGACAGTCCAATTTGTGCCATGAAGAAGTATACATTGTCACCATCTCAGCCAGCGCGGCAGATACAAGCTATCTACGATGGAGACCCGATCACATCATTTCGACAAGTACTGAAACGTTACAATTACCACGATTGTTACACTTACAATATACTTGATTGGGCACATATCAAGATCACCACCTCGGATTTTCCTAGATACAGAGGTCGTGTGCAGAATGGGATCGATGCCACTCTCAGTAGTGCAACTCCCCCAGTAAGGATACCAATCAACGCTTGTCGAATGACGTTACTTAACTTTCTCACCCCTGCATTTACTTGTCGCACGGGCGGGATAAGGCACATGTACGTTTTCCCAAAAGGTTCCAACCCCACGTGGGGTGGACCACACACGGTCTCGCGAAATATGAGACCGCAAAATTTCTCGTCGTCATCGACGTCTCTGACTGCAAATGCAGATGGACCGTCTGGACACATCGCACTTAAAAGCCAAGTTTCGGAGGCTGAGACCTTAGGGTTGTCAGCAATGGCTAAAGTGGATGATAACCACGTGCTTGTCGTAGAGTTACCATATTCAGTTAATCGCAAATTCCTACCTGCGAGGTACTTTGATTACTCGAACTTCGACATTAACGTTTGTCCATTCACCTCTCACACTATACATTCGTATCAGAGGCTTGACGCGCAAAGTCGCTATTCCATAAAAGATTACGTTAGTACTGCAGAGGACTTTAACTTGAGCTTGTTCTTAAACGCTCCAGTATTGTTCTTTGGGCAGCAACAACCTACTTTG